ACCCATAAACCACGGCGGAACCAGAAATAGAAGACGTAGTACCACTTCCACCGTCACCCGCCTTACCTCCGGCACCTGTTGTTGCGGCGGCACCAGTAGCACTACCACCACCGCCTCCTCCGCCACGGCACCAGTCATTGTTACCACCCCCACCATTACTTCCTTGTCCTGCTGTGCCTGTGCCCGCAGAGGTGCTTCCACCACTTCCACTACTGTTGCTTCCACCGCCACCGCCAGAACCACCATTGTTACCAGTCACGGTTCCTGCTGCGCTACCGCCAGCACCGCCACCTTTTGCAGTTACCAATGCACCGATAGAAGAGTCACTACCGTTGCTACCTTTATTATTAGTCGCCGCGCCTCCAGCGCCTACAGTAATAGTATACGCACCAGATGTGACAGACAGCGACGTGCCGTGTTGTACACCTCCACCTCCTCCTCCACCACCGCCTGTGCCAGCGGATGTGCCTCCTGCTCCTGCGCCGCCACCTGCAACGACAAGGTATTCTACGGTTGCCATACTCGTGCAGCAGTCATGAACTACGCGATGCTGAACAGGCCATTCGTTGCGTCGAAGTCGATGGTGAGTGACTCGCCGTTCGCGAGCGTGAGTGCGCTGCCGTAGTCGTAGTAGCAGACGAGCGGATCGGCCGGAGAGGTCGGCGTGTCATCATAGATGTAGATGTACCGGAACGGGCCGGTGCTGCCTCCTGTCGAGGTGAGCACAAGGTCGTTGAACTTCACGCGGTAAGTGCCGCTCGCTTGTGCCGACGAGGAAAGCGTGAGCGTGCGCGCGGACAGGTTCGTGTACGCGATCTGCGTGACGTTCGCCAACACGCCCTTTGTGTCGGTCGTCGGGTTGTTCGTCTCCGATGCCGGTGCAGTGTTCGAGAGCGCGACGATGAACGTGTCGCCGTCTACGTCCATGACCTCGCCGTAATTCTCGACGAAGTCGTTTACTTTGTTGAAAGTTGCCATAGTAAGTTAGTTATTGGATAATCTTGATAATCATCTGCTCCTCGTACAAGCAGCTGCCGCGATGCGTTTGCGCGTCGGGTGCCGTTTGTCGTTGAGGATGCCGAGGTCACGTTCCTTTCGCGCGATCCGCGCCTCGACGCGTGAAATGAGCACTGCATTGTCGCTCTTGTTGACGAGTATCCAGTCATACGAGGCATAGAGCGCAAGAAGCTCGTGGAATGGTTTTGGGATACCCGGCTCTCTCGTCGTGTCGCTTGTCGTGAAGTACGTCTGCTCGCGCTCGAAAGCGATTTTGACGCCTGCGGTGGCAGCGTAATTGGGCTGCGGGTACAGGTAGACCGTGTTTCCGCGCTTCATCCAGTGAGTCGGAACGCCAACGTCTGACGGGTTGGGAGACATAACACGCTGCGCGCGCGGGTCGTCTAGGGTCAACTGGGTCAATGTCTCATATTCGGTCGCTGACGAAGTCGGGAGAATAGCAAGCGACACCACGTTGAGGATATCGAGGCCGTTATCGTCTTCAGTGAGCGCGTAGTCGTGCGTCCCGCTGACAATGTTGAATGTGCCTACGGGTTGGTCTGCGTTGTTCGGGTCGTCGAACTTGACGGCCTTCGAGCGCGAGAGAAGCGAGGGCAGTATCATCTCGAAACCCGCGTTGAGGCGCACGGTAAACTGCTGCTTCAAGAACGTGTCGCCGGTGATGCCGGTGTCGGGGAAACCACACCAAAACTCACACGCTTGCATGAGTCCTGATTTGTTTGTGGTTTCGTTATACTGCATACGCTACTCTTTTGGCTCTTCCTCTTTCTTCTTCATGCCTGGCAACGGCGTCTCCCATTTATTCCAGTCACTGAAACGCTCTTTGTACAGCTCTACGAGATCATGCACGACGACGACAGTCTTGCCGTCGCGTATCTCGGTCGTGGTCGGGATTTCGTAGGCAGTGAGCTTGTCTTCAACGAGCGTGCGGACTTCCGGCATGATGCGCTCGACTTGAAGGGTGCGGATTTTGTCCGCAACATCGTGCATCTTCTCTACGATTGCCTTGTGCTGTTTCTCAAGCTCCTCGGCTTCGCGCTGGTACGCCTGCCCTTCTTCGGCAAGGGCGACCTTCTCTGCGATCATGGAGCGGATAGCGTCGCTATCCACCTCGATGACACGCTCGTATGTCTTAGACTGCTCGTTTCCCATAGTGTTTTGCGAGTGCTTCGCGCGAAGATGCGCCTACTGCTAAGACGTTGTTGCCCTCGGTCGTCCTACCGGTGTTCTGGTCGAACGTATCGGCTGCGCGGCCGTAGGGGTTGATGAGGACGCTTTCGCGCTTCGGATTCTGTGAGACTGATACGGCGATGTCTGACATATGCTATTCGACGATTTGCGTATAAATGCTGATGCTCGATGTGATGCCGACGCCGCCTGCGGGAGCTGCTACGTCAATCACGTCATCGGTGAGGATGTAGAGGTCTTGCGGGAAGTACGAAGTGTATTGCGCGTTTGCGGTGCCGGTCGTCAGAAGCGTGTCGTAACCCGCGCCAGCGCCGGAATTGAGGGTGACGGTGACGCCTGCCTGGGTTGGTGCGGCGCTGTACGCGACATGCACGGAAATGACACGCTTGCGTGCGCCGGTCGCGGTAGAGACGGTCTGTGCGGTGTTCGCCGCGCTTGTCCCTACGGTGCGTTCGATCTTGTAGATGTCCATGATGGAAAGTGAGTTTGTAATGCCTTCCGGCCGCGTCCCCGCCCCTGTAAAGGAGCGGAGTGCGGCCACAAGGTTAGGCTGCGACCTTCGAGACGATACGGATGCCTCCCGCGTCACGGTTCTCGATGACGCCGTAGAGTAAGTCCGCCGTGACGAGCGTGCCCAGGTATTCCTGGATGTAGCTCGCCTGAAGGCGCACGCCGAACTGGTCACGTGCACCTGGAAGCGGGCTGGTGGCCCAGTGAACCGCATCCGGCACCGCAAGAGCGCCTGCGTAGTCCGCGTTCGTGTTGATCTTGGTCACCGTCGTCGAAGTGAGGACGGGGCGGCCGTGGATCATGTACGGGGCGGTCTTCATGACCGGGTTCGCTGCATCTGCCGTGTTGATGGCGAGCGCGAAACGGTCAAGAGTGACGAGGTCAACCCAGTAGGTCTTCGGGTGCAAGAGCCATGCTGCCTCCTCGTAGTCCGCATCGACGCTCTCAAGCGAGGAAATCGCTTGAAGGACGACGGCTGCGGTGAGGGCAACGCCGGTGGAGCCAACCGAAACGCTGAAGCTCTGGAAGAGCGTGGCGATGGCGGTTTCCAATTTCTTGGCCGCCGTGTGCGCCGCATTCTTCATCATGCGCTCCTGCGTGTTGAGTGACTTCTTCACCTGCGCGGCTTCCTTGTCCTCGATGAGGAAGGAAACCTCGAACCACTGGTCAACCACGAGGCTGACGCCGGTGAACGTCGGGCTGTTAAGAGTAACCTGCGAGCCGTTGACTTTCGCGTTCGCCGTCATCTCTGAAAGGTTCGGAGTGTGAAGCGTGTCGCCACCTTCTGCCAATTCGTCAGAACGATTGGTGAAGAAGTTTGCGAACTTGAGCTTCGGGCGATAGAAGTCATTGACACGCGTGCCCCATACCTCCGGGATGTACTCCGCGAGGTCGGTGGGCGTGAAATGATCGGTTCCTAATGCCATAGGGTTCTATCTTGAGAACCCGACATGCTACCGCTTGTTCATTCTCTCGCGAGCAAGAGCTGCGTGCTCTTCTTTTGTGAGACCTGGTGTGGCGAGCGTCTTTCGAGCGCCGCCGCCGGAACCGTTTGACGGTGCTAGCTGCGCTTGTTTATTGCGCTGCTCCGTCTCGCGGTCTTTTTTCCAGTGAGTGAACAATGAGGATTTGATGGCGTCCTGCAAGGTCTTGTGTCCTTCGACGGACTTGACCTTCTTGGCGTACTCCACCTCTTCCTCGGACAGACCCTGCGCGTAGGCGACTGCTTCTTCGCGGGTCAGACCGGATTCTGCCGGGGTTTGGTTTGTAACGGGCTTGGATTCTGCGGGTTTCTCGACCTTGTGCCACTTGCCGTCTTTGAAGACGTATCCTTCCTTCTCAAGGAAGCGATGAGTGGCGTTGAGCTTTCCCCGATAATCCGTGTCCGGCTTTTCTTCTGCGGCAGGTGCCGTCTCCTGCGTTTCTTGCTCGGTGTCCGTGGTGGTATCAGTCTCCTGTACCTCTACGGTCTCCTGCGTTTCTTGCTCAGTTGTCATAGTGAGCGTCTAGTGTTACGCGTTTGTCAGAGTACGCCTCTCGGTTACTAATATCTTACCACTTACCATACGCCTGCTCTACGCAAGCGTGTTGATAACTACTACATCGTGCCCACCTTCAGATACTCGGTGAGCATCGCGGCCTGTTCCTCGGAAACGAAGCCGGTGATCTTCGAGACCGGCTTTTCGTTGCGGTAGATAAGGATGAATGAAACGTCACCTGCTTCGGCCTTCACGCTGTTCACATATGCTTCCAGTGCGTTGGCCTCGTCGATGGTCAGGTAGTAGTTGTGCGCCTCGGTGCGATCGGCGAAGCGCAGTGAAAGCTGCGAACGGTAGCGCGAGCCGGTGCCGCGTGGCTTGGGTTCCGGCACATCCGGCTGTGGTGCTTTCAATTCTTGCTGGGTAGTAGGATGCGACTCGTCAACCTGCCCTGCCGGTGGCACGCTGTTTTGCCCCGCCTCGTGCTCATTGAGCTGCTTTTCAAGCGTCTTGACGTGTGCCTCCGGGTCGTATTGCACGCCGTATGCGTCAAGCTTGTCGGTGATCTCTTTCTTGGTCATACGATTATTTTGATAACTTATAATCCCCTGTTCGGGTTTCCCGCCTTGCGGTCTACGCCGTAGCGTTCTCGCAATTTGGTAAAACCTTTGAGAAGCACGTCGCGCGCTTCTGCAAGCGCGTGCGTATCTTCCTTTCGGAACACACGCTTGACGGCTTCGTCGGACAGGTACTCGGCAAAGAACGACTCCACGGCTTTCATCATGGCGTCGTCGTCGTGAAATGATTTCAGTTTGTCTTGTGTCATACCTGTCCTTCAGGGAGCGCGCTCTCGATGGTCGATTCCGTCGCGCTCTTTGGTTGTGTCTTGGCTTTCACTACGCCGCCACCTGTCTTCCTTGCGAAAGAAGCAGGCGACACGCCAGCAAGCTCCATGATCTGATTCACGATGTCTTCGCGGCCGGGGTCTTCTGGGGCGAGATTGTTGAACTTCATCAGGAGCGTGTTGATGAGCTGCTGGTCATCGGATTGCTCGTTGGTGATGTAGAGACGGCCTTTCGCGTTTATCTTCTCGACGGTGATGTAGCCCTTGGGGATGTGAAGAAGCGCATCGCTTTTCACCTCGACAGGTTCGTCCTGCGGCACGCCCATTTCGATGAGATCATCAAGCGGCGAGGAAAGCAGCGCGTCCGCCTTCTTCTTTTCGCCTATCGCTTCCGCGAGCCACTGCGCCTCGGTCTGTGAAAACGAGACGGAAAGCTTATGTTCCTTTGCGATTTTGTTGGCTATATGCGGGAACACATAGTCGTTGATGATGTCAATGAGGTCGAAGCTGTCGTTATCGCGGCGCTTGTTGAAGATTGACGATGACTGTGCACTCTGAAGCGCTTGTGCTGCGAACGGTGCCGACGATGATTCACCGCGCAGTGCGTCGGTGATGGACTGGTCGAACTGCGTGATGTTGAACCAATTGTCTATCTGTTTCTGAAACTCGGGGAAGTTGACGCCAGCGCCGAGCGCGATCGGCTCGAAGTATTCACCGGCTTGCTTGTCGATTTCGATGATCTCGCCGTCCAAGAGCTGCAACGCGGAAGGGATTGGGGTCTTTTTGTTGGTCGCGGTGATGACCTTCCCGGCGATGTCCATTGCGAACTTTTCCGCGATGACGGATTCATTCGTGAAAATCTGCGGATTGAACAATTCCTCGATGATGCCCATGCCGAGCGAGCGGCCCTCTATCTTCTTGCGAGGTCGGGAGACGACATACACGGGCTTTTTCAGCTCGTGGTAGTGCATGAGGTACTTCTTCTCGTTGATGACGGCGCAGATGAAGTAGTAGAGCTTGATGTCTGTGTCTTTTTCGTCGCCGGTGAAGTAGGACGCGCGGAAGTAGCCCTGACCATCGCGCACGGTGACGGCTTTGCCGTTCTTGTCGTATTTCTCGCACTTTGCAGCGTCGATTGCCTTGTCCACGTCGTCCCACTTGCCACGCATATCCTCCAGCTCGCGCAGGGTCATTTCCCTGTCCTCGGCGATGTCGCCGTTCTTGATGTCACGCGGGTTTACGATGAGGTTCTGCCAGTCGCAGACGGTGAACGTAAGGCTGTCATCGTACTCATTCACCTTCGTGATGGTGGTGCCGAACTGCGCCTTCTTGCGCTGGTAGTCGTCGATGTAGGTGCCGAAGTCTGACACCTCCATCCACTCTTGCAATTCCTTGCGGACTGCGAGCGCAAAACCGTAATCGCCGTCGGTGGCCTTGTAGCTGATATGTGCGCGGTCGATGTTCTTTGCGCGGAACTCGATCTCGACGACACCGTTCGAGAGTTGACGAAACGGTTTCAGGCGGCCCAGTTCGTCGGTCTGTCCGCTCATGTAGCGGGAGAGAATGAAATATCCGGCCTGCTTCAGAGTCTCGTACTGTGAGAAGTCGATGCTGTCCCAGAGCTTGATCGTGCTGGTGCGGTAATTCTTCTCGTCTTCATCAAGGCGGGCGTACAAGTCTTTGTATTCGAGCGATGGACGTTCTGCCATATGCGTATGATAACACTAATTGGTAAAGTCAAACGGCTCTGCTTGGGGATACCTTGTGCTCTTTGAGGACGCGATGCTTGATTGCTGCCGCGCTCGCCGCGTGTGATGCTGCGGAGGTGCGGAATGTGTCGCTCTCGGTCTTCGGGCGCACCATCCTTGTGAGGAAGTAGCGTGCTGCTGACATGAGGTGGTCGGCACATTGCGGATCAGGCACGCGCATGTTCTCGTATTTGTCATCGGCGAGCTTCTTGATGAGCCACGCGTAATTCTTGTATTCGCGGTCGATATTTTCAGAGCGGCGGGTGTAGGAGATGCGGAGGCCCTGCATGTGCTTGATGCCGTAATCCACACTGCTCTTTCCTTTTTCGGTTTCGATTATCGAGATGCCGCCGGAACGCAGCGAAGCGATCATGCGCGGTTCATTCGTATCACAGATGAATGGCGCTTTCGGCAGTCCGCTGCATGTCGCTATGAGCCGTTCGGGGCTGTTCTCGGTCTGGTAGAGCTTTTCGTCGAGAATGTAGCCGCCGTCGTAGTAGTAGACAGCTAAGATGGCGTCAGGGTCTGGGAAATAGCCGAAGTCGAGCCCATAGCCCAAAAGACGTGCTTCATGTGGAATGGTGTCGATGACGCGCCAGTCGGAGAATATCTTGCCGAGTGTCACCTCGGGACACAGGCCGCGTACCATCTGCCAGTAATAGGCGGGGTTTGTCTGTTTGTAAGCCTCATAGCGTCGGTGCACGTCTTCGGGGAGATGTGTGTTGTGCTCGTGCGTCGTGAAGATGAACTCAACGTCTTGGACGCTTGGCTTCAAAGATAGGGTGTAGAAGCCCGGCAACCCTTCGACCTGCGACGTATCGAACCACCGCTGCACCATCCAGTGCGAAACTGAAGGCGTGTTCATCGTTATGACGACTTGCGACTTTTCAGCGCGTAACGAGTCGTCGAGTTGCCGGAAGTCGTGTTGCCCTATCTCTTCGCCTTCTTCGACGTAGGCGTGCGTGAATCCTGCGAGCGATTTGAGCTTTGCGGATCGGTCGCCGCTCGATTTGTGGAAGCCGACGGCGTTGATGCTCTGCAAGCCATGTTCGGTGGTCATCATGCTGTCGGAAGACGAGATGACACCGTAGAGATCGTACTGGGCGATACGGTCTTGAAGCTCCTGCCAGCTCGAATTGCGGATGTCCGCGTGGACGAGACGCATAAGCGCAGCACGGAATGGTGTCTTTGTCTGCGTGAGGTGCGCGAGGGCGTGCTGCGAAGCGGCGTAGGAGCGTCCTGCTGCACGACCGCCCATGAGGATGATGTAGCGTTTGTCGCTTTTCCAAAGACGCTCGTATGCCTTGCTTGCGGCAATCTCCAGTTTCATTCGAGAGAGATGGCGACAGCCGCGATCTTGAGAGAGCCGCCGTTCGGGTCAGTGAGTGCTTGCGGTGGTTTGCCCCATGCGCGATCAAGTAATTCTTTGATGGCCTGGACGTTGCCTTTTTTCGCTTCGGTAAGGAGCGAGGCGAATATGTTATCAAGATTTTCTTCCACCTTTTTTATAAAGGCGGCTCTTGTGGCCATTGCCTCAAGCGTGTGAGGTGCTTTGTATCCTTTTGGCTTCCCTGCGCCTTTGCGTGCGCCGCCTCGTCCGTCACCTTTCGCCATAAAAAATCAGAATATCAATAGCTGATAGTTTGATTATACCATGCAACTCACGCCGCAAGTATACTAACCGTATCCTTCCCCCCTTTCTGCGACTGAACCTTGATGCTCGCGACGCAATCGGGGTTGTCGTCCGGCAATATCCCCCATCTCACAAGCCCGTCCTCCAGCATCTTCGCCATTGCGAATGTGTTGCTGGCGTCGAGCGGTCTGCCCTTGAACGTGAAGGTGAATGTCAGATGCGCGGGGGTCTTGAATCGCTTGGCGCGGTGCTCGATGAGAGCGGCGTGGTAGAGGTCTGCGAGTTTCTTGCGCTTTGACCAGTGCATCCCGGCATAAAAAGCGTTGGCGGACACTTTCTCGGGGATGTCGAGGACGATCAGGTTCGAGGCCATATGGCGCGAGGGTATTTGGCTCGTAATTCCGGTGTGACACGGGACATGAGAATACGATCGAGGTCTGCCTTGTGTAGCGACTCCTTGTCATGGTGATGCTCGCAGAGTGCAATGATGCCTTCGGGGTCATCGGTGCGGCGTCCGGCTACCTTGAGGTAGTGATGCCACTGGATGCGGCCATCGCAGTATCCGATGCCAGAAAGAGCACAGCGATGATATTCGGGGTCTGCGTCGAGCTGGGCGCGGATGTGTTCGGGGATAGGGCGTCGGAGGTTTCCGCGCTTCATACAACAAGGACGAGAAAACGATCACATTTTTGGTTCTCACAATATCCGCCGACTTCGTAGAACGTGCCGATTATCTCAATTTCGCTCGCAATCAAGCGGTCACCGCATTTTATGCAGGTTTCTGGCGTGACAATAGCGCCAACATATTGCAACTCGTGCTCATGCTTTTCTTGTTTCGGCATCTCGCATCCGGGCTTGCCGCACCACGGTGTTCTGATTTCAGGAGTACATTTACACATATTGGGATTTTACCATGAAATAAGCCCCGCCCGTAGGCGAGGCTCGTGATTAGAACAGCGTCGGCTCGGAATATCGGCCGTCGGCATGTTTTTGAGTCGTCGGCCGACTGTCCTCTCGAAGCTCGAACAAGGCAAGTTGCGCTTTCTTCGCTTCCCTTTTCTGTTCGCGCCGAAGTTTTAGGATTTCAGCCCATAGATACTTCCGGCCGTCGATGGTGATGAAGCGTGCTCTCATGCTACCTCCATCGGGCGGTCGCGTCGGATGATTTCACGAGTGAGTTGACGCGAAATCATAAGCGAAACACTAACCTTGCTACTGTACGGCCCACGCCATTCCGCGTCGCTGTCGGTCTTGCGGTAGTACCACCCGCCGGGCCGCTTCTTTACCGTGTAGCTGGCGAGCGCATAGACGCGGGGTCGATTATCCAACATGCGAACCTCCTAAAAGAGTCCGCAGTTAAGGATATCATGCGACATGCGCCCACCTCTGCCGATTTACTATGTTAGATACAGTCGATGGAGATATGCAGAATTTTGCTGCGATGTCTTTAAGCCGCATACCTTGCTCAGAATGGAGCCGTCTTATCTCTATAACCTGACGCTCTTTTAGCTTGCTTGAGAAATTCCCCTGACCTTTCTGATCTGGGATTATTCCTATGCGAATCGCGTGATCCCAGTTGTATTTTACGTCGCACCATTCTAGATTTGTTGCTCGATTATCCGTCTTAATTCCGTTAATATGGTTGACGATTTTATGCTCTGATGGATTGGGGATGAATGCGGTGGCGACAAGGCGATGCAAATATTTATATTCTCTTTTCTTCTCCATTGATGTTGCTTGCAAGCAACAGAGAAAATACCCATCAGGCGTTAGTCCAGGTCTCATGAGACGCGGACTGCTCTTCTTTAGAGAAAGAATTTTGCCTGTGTTGCTGACCTGGTAATGCCCTTTGTATCCGGGCACATCCTTCCAAATTTCATCCATAAATTGGATGCCGTTGAGATGAACCCGCTTGCGAGTAGGTTCATCTCAACAGCCGCAAGCTAATTGGTAACGTAATTGATTATATCATACAGCACACGACACGGCGCGCTGAAGTGCGAGGGGCACCTGTAATCAGTGTATCAAATTGCGCCGGATGCTTCGGTGGTTGGCAAAGAGCAGATACCGACCGGCCTATATGCGAATTTGCATCGCGTTGAGTATCGCCGCGCGCGCCAGTTTGTTCCCATTCGGGGCCGCAACGCGCTCCTCTTCCCGTTTACGGTATCGGCAGGAAGTCACAGGCCGGTATCTGCCCTCTCTTTGCATGTCTCCTTGCTGAATCATACCACGTCGATGAAAAGGCCCTCCCGGAGCATTGCTCAACGGGAGGGAAAGTGCGGCGGTGAGCCGCGTGTGGCGGGCGGGTGCCACGGTCACATTGTACTACGTAAGGAAGCCGGGCAATCACTTGCCCGGCTTCTTCATGTCTCTCCAAGCGCCTAGCGCTGCGCGAACGTGCGCCGCCATTCGTCGAAGATGGTAATCAGCCGCGACCAGATTGGTTCCGCTGATCGCATCAATCGCTGTAGCAGATTCACAGTTTGCCCTTTCCAAGTTATCGACCACGAAAGCAAGGACGCCAACGTAGTCGGTCACGGATGCTTCCGGTGCATCCGATTCGTCAGCGATGCTCATGCGTGATCTCCACGTCGAGGGTCAGTATCCTCTAAGTGGAATCGTACCATGTGCATCTCACTCATTTACTTTGCGCGCGGGTACTTGCGGTCGATGTAGAATGCGATGACCGCCGCGAAAATACAGAGCACGACGAGGTCGGCTGGTTCTACTTTAAGCGAATAGTGGTTGTAGCGTTGTGTTGGATATTCGCTATAAGTGTTCGGTTGCATGTCGGTGTCTCCACTTTACATCTTCATCGTGTTTTGAGAGGCGGGAGGCGTTTCGGTTTTCACTTTGCGTTTCTTCCTCGCCACCTTCGGTTTGAGGATGTCGGCCAGTTCCTTGTAACCGGCCAACTCTTTGTCGATGTTCGCGCGTTGCTGCATCAATTCGCGCACGCGAGTGATTTGTGCCTGCAAATCCATGATGCCGTCTCCTTTCCATGCAATGAGTCGTAGACGAAAACGTGCGTTCTCGTAACGGCGGGTATGTGGTGGCATGGTGTAGAAATGGCTTAGTAGAGCCAAGAAATAGTGTCCCTGTTGCAGAGCCGGAGCCATAACCCGCTGTGTTGCCGGTTTGAGTGAGAGCGCGTGTCCGATTCTTTTTCGCGCGCTTCTGTTTCGATTGCAGGTTCCTGTGAACCCCTAGCGTTCGTCACGCCTGTTTTTTTCATCAGTGCCCGAAACACAAGACATAGCACTGGTTTTGACATTTCGCTTCGTCAGCGTCCCCGCCGCGTCGCCGTATGCCATCCCGAGAATGACTTTGATCTCGCAGTTATCTCAGGTTCACCCGCACTGCGTTATGGATACTGTAGCGCAGAATTATGAACAGGTTGTGCGAGCAAGATGTGGATAACTTGGAAAGGGCGTGTATAATGTAGGGGTGTCACCCGCACACACGAACCCGCCGAAAGGCGGGATTTGTGTTTCGAATAAAAAAGGGGGCGATGTGCCCCCTAAATGAACGTAACGCGGTCGTACCCTTTTGCGTCGAGCGTGTCGGCGAGCTTTCGCAGCTGCGCCGCTGTCATGCTCTCCGCGACGACGGCAAGATCGCGTGCTATGCTCGGTGTGTCAGCGTGCGCTGGCGGTTCCTGCGATGGCCGCTCTTCTTCGGGCGGCTGTTGCGGTTTCAGGAACGCGCGCGTCAACTCCCTTCCTGCGTCTACTTGTCCGATCCTTTTGCAATGAGACGTGAGATACACTGCGTCGCCGCCTTTCTTGAACGCATGGCAGTAGAATGCGCTCTTGCTCTTGGTGATCACGATGTCCCGGTCTGTCTTGTTGCATGTGGGACAGCGTCCGCGCCACTGGTCGTCGTTTATCCACTTCCCTTCAAGACCGAGCCATTGCGGCAGGTCTGCGATGTTCACCGATTGCTTGAGCGCATCGAAGTTCACTTTGGTCATGGGAACCTCCCTCGTTTCTCCGTGGTACATTGTACCAAGCAAGGAGGTGGCACATGGCCGCGAAAGACAGGAAACCTGCGTACAAGGTGGTGTTCAAAGATGAGCGCGATTTTTGGCATACGCTCGGCGTCGCGTTCGAGACGACGGCGAAAGGCGAACGTGCGCTTTCGTTGAAGCTCAATGTGGTGCCTACGAATTGGAACGGCGACGCGCTGCTCGTGCCGTGGAAAGACAATGAGGGTGCCGGCGATTAGCCGGCACTTTCTTCATACAAACACAGCGGCTTGTGGCCGGGGCGCAGATATTCATCGGTCACTGCATACCCTGTTGCGAGCGGGTTATCTTCAGGGTCACCGGGCGCAATCGTGTGCATGAACAGGAAGTACGGCCGCAGTTTTTCCGGCACTGTTTTTTCTGCTTCCGCCAGCATGTTCATCATGCGGGGCTTCGATTTGGCGAAGAACGCGACATACGCTTTCGGGAACCCGTACAGTGTCTTGTGCAGGTCGTTCTGTAGGATGTGGGAGTAGTAGATGAGTTTCGAGCGGATGGTCACCGATACAGATTCGCTGCCCATGTCGGCTTCTATCCCGAGGAACGGGAATGCTTTGCTGTTTGATTTTACGATGAACGGGTAGCAGTCGGGAATGAGCGAGTGCGCGCCGTTCGGCGTCCGCACGTTCGGAGGAATCTTGAAATGGTTTGGTCGGTCGCCCTCTAAAGCGGCGCGGGATACGCGCGGGTCTTTCGCTATCTCGTGCCATGAGATTATGTCCACGTCCTCGATTTGTGCGGCGGCTATGTCGAACGAGGAACGCAGCTGAACCGAAAAGAGCGTGTGGTAGAAGTACGAGCCGGAGAACTCGTTTGTGTGGACAAAATAGCCCTTGTCGGCGAGCATCTCGCGGGTCTTTGCAGTCACGCCGTACGCAAGCTCGGCGTTCATAAATTGCTGGAAGAAATGGTCGCGCTGGTACTTGCACAAGTCCATGTAGTCGTTGCGCTCGTCCTTGAGCGTCTGGACGACGCGGCGGAGTTTCTGGCGGCCGAGCGCGTGTGCGAGATGGTTGTTCGTGATGAACGGGAAGCGCGCGGCGTACTTGAGCACGTCTTTTTCAAGGTGTGTCAACTGCCGGTGAGTGACGATGTGTCGTGCATCGCTCTTGCGCGAGAGCCGAGATGCGCGTTTCTTCTTCGCTGCTATTTCTACAGTTTCCATACACACATGATACCAAGCGCATGGCGGTGCCGTAACGGTTGCTATGCACTACCATGTGCAACCGTCATCGTCGTCTGGTATACTAGGCGTATCAGCTTCGGCTGGTTGGGAAACCGGAACGCGCGACGCCCCTTTATCCTCTGCTGGGGCGTTGTGTGTTTCTGGGGCGGGAGAGAATGACGGCATCGGCTCGTCTTCTGCCGCTACCAACAGCCGATTGCGCTCCAACAATCGTTCGTGCTCGTCGCGCGTCATCTGCGGTTGTTTCGATATGCCGCCGATAGGAACGGCAATGGAGACGGGGTGTGAGGTCTTGCCGTCTACATGACACGCGAAGTGCGCGTGGCCGTCATGCACCTTTTGTCCGAGGATGAATGAGGGGTCGCATTGGCCCATGTCGCGGGCCATCTTCTGCGCGTCGTCGTATGAGCGGGTGGCGCAGTATTTGATTGCCGTGTTCGCCGAGAGCGTCGAGAACAGGGCTTCCGACAACTGCCCTTTGATCTGTTGGTGAGCGTGAGTGACGCCGACGCGGAACTCCCGTGCCATCTGCAAGAGCCGCTGCGTCACTACTTCGTCCATGACGACCTGCGCCTCGTCGATCATCAAGAACGCCGGTCGCCAAGTGTGCTTCGGATGGGCGATGCGCTCGAACGCTGCCGATAGAATCATCGAACAGATAGTGCGGGAAAACATAGTGCTGCCGTCCACGCCGAGCGAGGCGATGGGGGATGAAACGAGCACGATCTTGCCTTGCTGTAGGCAATCGAACGCATCGAACTTTCTACGCTTCGCCATGAACATGGCGGCGAATTGCTGCGAGGCGAGCATGTCGTAGATGCGGTTTGCGATCTGGCGCTTCGTCTCGCCGTACTCGGACTTGTGGTAGAACGCTTCACGGAAGAATCGTTGCACTATGGGCGGCTGGCGCAGGATATGTTGTTTGAACGGGCTTTCGTCGAACGTGCGGGTGTCCTGCAAGAGGTCAAGGAACGTCTCCATCGTGCTGCCGGACATGGAATAGAGCAGACGGGCGCACATGGAAAAGCAGGTGCCCTGCTTCGGCGTCAGCGGCATATCGTTCGAGGCGAAGATGTACTCGAACAGCCCGATGGTCGTGTTCTCAACCTGCCGCTTCACTTCGTTGCTGTAGAGATGGAATCGCTTGGTGAACGGGTCAAAGAGGTTGAGCGCCGGTGGGTCGCGCTGCGGGTCGAGTATGACGAGCCGGTCGCGGTGCCGGCCATGCTCGGGGTGGAAGACGGCGAGGCGCGACAAACGGTCAATCATCGTTCCTTTAGGATCAATGACAATGATAGCGGGCTTGTCGGGGCGCTCGATGTCGTCGAGGAATTGACGCTCTAGGAGTGTGCTTTTGCCGGCACCAGAATTATGATGAATGAGGCCCTCTGCAAGATAGTTGTTATAGATCGGGACGTGAAAATCATAATACACAGCGTCCGATGCCTGTAGTACCGTCCATGTGGTAGTATCGGTATATGACAAAAAAACTAACGGAAAAGCAGATTGCTGGTATTTTGACGGGTCACAAACTTGGTTACGATTATAAAACAATAGCTCTTGAGGTCGGATGCAAGACGGAGACAGTAGGCGTTTATATTCGTGACGCTGGTTTACATGGTATTGGTAACAGAGACCTTTCGTCGCAAGAGTTGGTTGAGAATATCCTGCGCCGATATAAAAAAGGCGAGTCAATCGGTGAAATATGCCGAGCGGAAGGGACAACGTATAAGACGGTATCAAAGTTCCTAAAGCAGAACGGCATCGAAGTACGCGGGAAAGCGTACTACTCCATAGGAGAGCGAAACCCCGCATGGAAAGGCGGCCGTCGGCTTGATGCTGACGGGTATGTGCTGGTCTATCGTCCAGGACACCCTGACGGCCGTGGCAAGAAAAAGAGCTTTGTTCGAGAACACCGTCTTGTGATGGAGAAAAAACTCGGCCGCTATCTGTTGCCGCATGAGGTTGTAGACCACGTAAATGGAAAGAGGAACGATAACCGTCCAAGCAATCTGCGCCTGTTTGCGAATAACGCCGCGCATCTTGCCGCAACCTTGAAAGGGCGTTGTCCGAAATGGTCGGCAGATGGATACGCCGCGATGAAAGCAGCCGGTCAACGGAAACGTATCGCCGCCCATTCCAAACACGGTGTTTCGCCGTTACGACGATGTGCCTTGTGCCGTCAGAAAGCTGAATCATCGGTTGCCGCGTAAACCGCGTCGGCGCGTTTGCTTTCGCTATCACAAGCTCGCCCGTGTTTGTATCGAGCGAGAATACATGGAACGCCACACCACGCTCGCAACGAGCGGCAATGGTTTCTGTCGTGTCCGACATAGGGTCGTAGATTTTCGTATCGCCGCGCAAACAACTGCCGAGTACCCATGCGTGAGAAAACCGCACTTCATCGTCAATCGTGAATGGGACAGACGTCATAAGCAAATCCTCGAATGGCGTGCCCTGTAGGTATGCGTGGACTGCTTGTGCGGGTGTGCCCTGGTAGTCCGTGGGCATGATGATTTTGGTTTTCGGCGTGAGTGTTTCGGCCGTCACGCTTGATACGCGCAATATGTTGTTGGTGAGTATCGTGCTGTGTTTCGGGAACAGCGGCTCCTCGCGCAGCATACGGGTGATGTTGAGAATGACGCGCCGCCAGTCGAGCAATTCTATGAGGGGGACGTGCGTGCCGGTGCCGCTTTTCAAGAACCGCGCGATGTAGCCGAGAAAAGGTGCAAGCGACTCCGTGGCGGGCATAATGTGGTCGGTGAGGTGCTGTAGGTGCTCCTCCTGCTCGCGGTACAAAAAATCAAGGTCGAGGCCGTTGTCGTGGTAGTAGGGTTCCTCGGGGTTGAAGTACCCCTCGCGCTCGAACATTTGCTCTATGACAGGGCGCAGGATGCGGGCGATCCGCCGGTCGAAGTTGCCATCTCCGAACGCAATGCTAAGCGTCGCCATAGAGTGACGGCGCGTGTTGTAGGGAATCGTGAGTGGATAGGCGTCGTAGAGTGCTTTCGCTCTATCGAAACGCGCTTTGGGGTCGGGTTTGAGGTGCCCGATCCAGTCCACTATCCGAACAGCCCGCGCGGTTTGACGCCCGCCGTGCGGTCGTTGCGGAAGCGGTTGTATTCCTCGCGCAGGTCAATGTTATCTGGGAATGCTTTGACGCCTGCGGTGAGCATTGCCACGGCATTTTCGCGGTCGTATAATTCCTCGTAAATCACTGCCGCTTTCAGATACGCAGCCGAGAGGGGCATGATGTCGAGCGAGTCCTTGATATGCGCGAGGGCTTCGTTCAGTCCTTTGATATGCTCCTTGTGCGTCTGCTTGCGGTTCCACTCTGCTGACTGAATAAAGGTCTGGTAGTGGTAATAACAGCCGAGCAAGAAATTTGACTCTGCAAGGAGTCCCTTTGCAGTGACAGTCTCTTTGCTGTCCTCGAAAGTACAATCAGGATCACGATGGAATGCGGCGGAAGCGTTCACGCCGATGTCCAATATCTCTTTGAGCAAGTCGAAAGATTCTTGGCCGTGGATACTGTAGTCTTGTTTTATCATGTACCATGCATTGTCGGCATGGCGTTTGGCGAGCTTGAGGTAATCGACAGGGGTCAATAAATCTTCCAACATCGGCGATTTGTCTTTTAGTTGTGCCTTGAATTGCCTCATATCCTGACGACGTTCGTATGAGTCCTTGGCTGATTCTGCGGCAAACTTTCCGACGTGATACGTCACTTTTGCGGTTCCAAAAAGAACCTTCAACATACCGCCCATAAACGTAAAGAGATTCATCTGTGCCCCCATGAAAAAGAAAACCCTCGCCGCTTGGACACGGCGAGGGTGCCCATCAACAGAAGTCGTCAGTCAACGGCTTTGTTTTCGCCGCACGCTCCTTGACCCAAGCAACCACGTCGTCGTGGAACCACGCAACGCGCGACAGCCGAGAATCGCCGAGCTTGACCCGCTTGGGCCACTTGCCCCTCGCTTCGAGGCGGTCGATTTGCGTGAACGACAACGGGATACCCATGTCGCGGAGTCCTTTGCGGCTCACCAGTAGCTTCTTGATCTGCATCGCAATCCCCTGTTTTTGGGGCGTTGCAACGCACACCAGGATACCCGGCGGGCAGCTAAAAGGTATGCGGGAATCGCGGCGGCGGCAATATCCACATACCGCACCATGACGCTTATTTGATATTCCCGATGCGCTTTGCTTGGTCGGTGCTGCATTTCGGGCACACGTCGTGGAATCTATCGGCCCCGCACTTTTCGCAAAATGGCGTCTTGCACTTGCGGCATTCGAAAATCGGTGTGCCTGACTTGTTATTCTTGCACCGCAGGCAATAGTCGGTGTGCGCCATTTCTCCCTCCCATAAAAAAAGAGGAGGTTATTACTCGGCCTCGGAGTTGGCAATCAGGCGGCTAAGAGGGTTTTGAGGAACGTCTCGTATCGGGTAACGGCGTCATCGCACTCGCTCTGCCAATCGTATTTCTGATAGACGCCGACGATGCCGGCCTGTGTTCCGCTGACGTGGTTCAGCAGTTTTTCAGTGACTTCAAGGCGAACGCCGAGCCGCTGCATCGTGGTGCTATACGTTCTACGCAGGTCGTGAATGCGGTAGCCGGTAACACCCGATAAGCGGTCGAGGCGCGCTTTGGCTTTGCTCCACCCTTTGAACGGCCGCACCCTTGCGAGGAGTGGGAGCGCAAGGTCGGGAACCTTGATCCGATGCTCTCTGCCGTTCTTGGCGCGCTCTGCCGGTATGGTGAGATAACCGGCGTCTATCCAGTTCTGTTCGATGTAGGCGACCTCACGCAAGCGTTGGCCGGTGAGAATGAGCAGCTTGACGATGACCGAATAGGTGTCGTCTCCGAGGGCCT